TGCAAGCGGAAGTGTGTTATAATATACCTTTATATTATGGAGTATTTGAATGTCTGATTTCCTATGGGTCGAGAAGTATCGACCTAAAACTATTGATGAGTGTATCTTACCTAAAGGTCCTAAAGGTATCTTCAAGGACATGTTAGCGAAAGACCAATTTCCTAACATGATGTTCTCGGGTACTGCCGGTGTCGGTAAGACAACCGTTGCAAAGGCACTGTGTAATCAGCTGGCTCTTGACTACATCGTTATCAACGGATCCGAAGAAGGTAACATTGATACGCTTCGTGGCAAGATTAAGCAGTTTGCGTCTTCTGTGTCACTTCAAGGCGGAGTCAAAGTTGTCATCCTCGATGAGGCTGATTACCTGAATCCACAGTCTACTCAACCTGCACTTCGCGGGTTCATTGAAGAGTTCGCAAACAACTGTCGGTTTATTCTTACCTGTAACTTTAAGAATCGTATCATTGAACCACTACACTCTCGGTGTTCGGTCTATGAGTTTGCTGTTCCAAACGGTGAGAAGCCTACGATCGCAGCTGAGATCTACAAACGTGTGAATGATATCCTCAAGCAAGAAGGTATCACGTTTGAGAAACCTGTCATTGCCGAACTAGTACAACGTTACTTCCCAGACTTCCGTCGTATCATCAACGAGTGCCAACGTTATAGTGTGAGTGGTACCATTGATGCAGGCATCCTTGTCAATCTGAGTGATCAGAACATTGATAACTTGATTGGTTACCTGAAAGGCAAAGACTTCAAGTCAATGCGTAAGTGGGTAGTCGACAACATCGATACCGAACCACAAGCAATCTTTCGTAAGATCTATGATAATATGTCAGATAATCTGCAGCCACAATCCATTCCTCAAGTAGTTCTGATTCTCGCAGACTACCAGTACAAGAATGCGTTCGTTGCCGATCATGAGATCAATGTGGTTGCTTGTCTAACCGAGGTCATGGCACAGGCGCAGTGGAAATGAATCCATTTGACTACTTAAATGCAATCAACACTTCGAAGAAGAATGTGATGGTTGATGACCTCACCGAGAAAGCATATAGCGGTTATATGACCAACCGTTCGCTCTCTTATTTCCCGGACACGATTCTCTTTGCAAATGAGATGAATGTACACCACCAGATCGACAATCGTCTTCAATTCGATTTTTTGATAAATACTGTTAGAAAGCAAAAGCGTTTTGCCAAATGGGTGAAACCGGTTGAGCTGGACTCAATCGAAGCCATTAAAGAATATTATGGCTATAGTAACGAGAAGGCTCGCATCGCAGCAAGCGTTCTTACAGATGAACAGTTAATTGAATTGAAGCAAAAGGTCTTTAAAGGTGGAACAAAACAACGATAACGTCGCGTGGACTCCGGCAGTCATGCTAGAGGTCATGCTCCGCGAGCCTGATGACTTTCTAAAAGTACGTGAAACTCTCACACGGATTGGTGTAGCATCACGTCGAGATAACAAGTTATATCAGTCTTGCCATATATTACATAAACAAGGACGTTACTTTATCGTTCACTTCAAGGAGCTTTTTCTCCTGGACGGTAAGCCAAGTAACATGGTTGAAAATGATTTACAACGGCGTAATACGATTGCTACGCTTCTGTCCGATTGGGGATTAGTAGAGATATCTAACCCTGAACAGGCAAAGGATACAGCACCACTCCGCCAGATCAAAGTCATTTCACACAAAGAAAAACATAACTGGGAACTATGCCCTAAGTATAAAATTGGGAACAAGTAATGCAGTCATTCAAAACTTACATTGAAGAAGGAATCAACGATTCAGCTATATTTAAAGCTATCTTCCTTGCCGGTGGCCCAGGATCTGGTAAGTCTTTCATTGTAGGTAAGACTGCGTTACAAACTATGAGTTACAAGCTAATCAACTCTGACCCTGTGTTTGAACGAGAGTTAGAGAAGGCTGGCCTTGACAAGGGGAATCCACAGGATATCTTCTCTGAGCCAGGTCAATCAGCACGAGCAAAGGCTAAGGCACTCACGAATAAGCAGATGGCTCTTGCGGTACAGGGTAGACTTGGTCTTGTGATCGATGGCACTGGTAAAGATGCTGACAAGATCAAGAGTCAGAACGTAAAGCTAAAGAAGATCGGTTACGAGACTGGTCTTATCTTTGTTAACACTGACCTAGAAACAGCTTTGCAACGTAACAGGGATCGTGACCGTTCACTTCCTGACGCGGTTGTAGAAAAGATGTGGAAGCAGGTACAGAGTAACTTAGGTGCATTTCAGAGCATCTTTGGTAACAAGATGTTTATTATAGATAATTCAAACGGTTCGGACTATCAAGCACAGGTTCGAAAAGTTTACAACCAGATTCGTGAATGGTCTAAGAAAGACCCACGGATGCCACAAGCGAAAGCTTGGATTACGGCTAAAAAACCAAAAGCGTAAACAAACGCGTATAAATAAATCGGGTGCGGAATGGTTCCGGCCCTTACATAACCTTGCTTTAGATAGGAGGTCAATCATGACAGCACAAGGTGTTCATACACTCTTTCCACGTTCAGCATTTGTAGGCTTCGATCATCTGTTCGATGAACTCGATCGTGTAGCTAGACACGCAAATGACAACTATCCACCTCATAACATCGTCAAGGTAGACGATACTAACTACTTGATCGAACTAGCAGTAGCTGGATTCGCACGAGATGAGCTAGACATTGAAGTGAAAGATAGATCACTGAAGGTGGCAGGTAAACATCAAAATCGTGGTAGAGAATATATCCATAAGGGTATCTCTGCTAAGAGGTTTGATAAAACATTCCGCTTGTCTGAATATGTTCAGGTAAATGGAGCAGATCTACAAGACGGCATTCTTGCCATTCAGTTGGAAGTAGTCGTCCCAGAAGAGATGCGTCCTCGTTCAATTGCAATCAATTCACGAGGAGTCACACATGACAACCACAACACACTTTCCGGAGAATCGCAAAGCGAGCTTCTCCTTGAAGAAGGTCCTAGCACCAATCGGTAAGTTCTTCGTTTGCTTATTTGAAGCAATCGTAGAAGCACGTCGCAAAAAGGCGGCGTTTGAAACTGCACAGTATCTGATCTACCATAATAAGGATTTCAGCAACTGGTCGGTAGGCGAACTTGCTATGCACATTCTGGATGAGCAAAATCCAGTAGGTTTAGACAAGAAGCCAACAAAGGAGCGTCAGTAGCTCAAGGTAGCCTTTGTCATGCTTATCATAGTATTGACAACTATCGGGGATGCTCACGCAAAATACAGGTCCGTAATGGACGCATACACACACAGGAAACACAACTATGTCGAACAAAAATCCATTTGAAATTCGTGCAGAAATGCTCGCAATGGCTAAAGACTACATGGACCAAGCATGGAACATGAACGTCGAGTTTACTCGTCAACTTGTCGAGCAGAACAAAGCTACTGCCGAACAGCTGCAAAAGGCTCTGACTCCATACTCTATGGATGAGCTAATGGAAAAGGCAAAAGAGATGTACTCTTTTGTTTCAAAAAAGGACTAACTCTGTCCACCTGGTCCCTTTGGGGACCAGGCTTCTATAAGGAATTACATTATGTCAAGTATCAAGATCATCCGGCTCTCAACTGGTGAAGAACTCATTGCAGACGTTGAGAAGACCTCAGACAGCTATGTCATCAAGGACGTGGCTATCCTAATCCCAACACAACAAAACTCACTGGGACTTGCTCCCTTCATGGCCTACTCAGAGGCATCAAAAGGTATGACGGTTGCAAATCAGTTTGTCATGTTTGAAGTTGATCCAGTTCAGGATCTAAAGAACCAATACCAACAGATGTTCTCAAAGGTGATGACTCCTGAATCTAAACTCATTATCTAGTGTACATACACCACGAACTGTGGTATAATGGACACATGATTTTGGAGGTTAGTATTGGAATTCTATACAAGCGTTGCGCGATACGGTAACAGGTTATTCTATCGCGGTTACAAGAATGGGCATAGGTTCGAGGACAAGATTCGGTTCTCGCCTACGCTCTATCTCGAAGATCCTGTAGGATCGGCATACACCATCGATGGAAAGAGGGTGATGCCGAAACTATTTGATACTATGCGAGATGTTCGTGAGTATGAAGGTAAGTGGCAAGGAGTGTTTGGCAATGACCGTACACTCTATGGCAACAAGAACTTCATTGCTCAATTCATTCAGGATAAGTTCCCAGGTGATATCAAGTTCGATCGTGACCGTGTCAATGTCACAACGATCGATATTGAGGTTGCATCTGATGACGGCTTCCCTGAACCAGACCAAGCAAACCACCCTGTAATCTCTATTGCGATGAAGAACAACATCGACAATACCTATTACATCTGGGGTATGAATGACTATGATGTATCAAAGTCGGTTATGCAAGACACCAAGGTTGAGTACACCAAGTGCGGTGACGAGCGTGAGCTTCTCATCCGGTTCGTGTCTCACTGGTCTGGTCACAACTCACCTGACATCGTCACTGGTTGGAACTCTCGGTTCTTTGATATCCCATACCTCATGAACCGTCTCATGAAGATGTGTGGTGATGAAGTTACCAAGCGTATGTCACCATGGGGTGTGGTTAACATGCGTGAGATCACGGTGGCTGGCCGTAAGAATCAGTCATGGGATCTTATGGGTATCTCCCAACTAGATTACCTCGAACTGTTCAAGAAGTTCGGTTACTCTTATGGTGCGCAAGAATCGTACAAACTTGACCACATCGCTCATACCGTTCTCGGTGAGCGTAAGCTATCGTACGAAGAGTACAGTAACCTACACACCCTTTACAAAGAAAACTATCAGCTATTCATTGACTACAACATTAAAGACGTTGAGTTAGTTGATCGTCTCGAAGATAAGCTCGGGTTGATTACACTTGCAATGACAATGGCTTACAAGGGCGGTGTCAACTATCAGGATACGTTGGGTACGACAGCGATCTGGGATTCAATCATCTACCGTATGCTTGATGACCGTGGCATTGTTGTCCCACCTAATGATGAGAAGTTCAAGGCTGATTATCCTGGCGGGTACGTCAAGCCCCCACAGGTGGGGATGCACGACTGGGTAGTGTCATTTGATTTGAACTCACTCTATCCTAACATCATTGTGCAGTGGAACATGTCACCTGAGACTATCGTTGACGGTATGCGTGAGGATCTGACATCCGATGAGTGTCTGGCTGGTTACAAGAACAAGTCACAACAGTATGCACTCGCAGCAAATGGTGTCTACTTCAAGAAAGAGAAACAAGGTATCCTTCCTAACATCATTGTGGAATACTACGATGAACGTAAGATCATCAAACGTAAGATGCTAGATGCTCAGCAAGAGAAGGAGACAATCGATAAGAATGACAAGCAAGAGCTGTACCGTGTCGAAAGAGATATTGCTCGATACGAGAACCAGCAGATGGCTATCAAGATTCTTCTCAACTCTCTTTATGGTGCGCTAGGTAACAGATACTTCCGTTACTTCGATATGCGGATCGCCGAAGGTATTACCCTCTCGGGACAGACCGTGATCCGTTGGGCAGAGAAGCACGTCAACCAATTCATGAACAAGGTGTGTGGTACCCAAGACGTAGATTATGTTATTGCGATTGATACTGATTCCGTGTATGTTAATTTTGGCACTCTGGTTAGCAAGTTCGTAAAGGACAATCATGTAGAGAACATCGATAAGATCTGTCGTGATCAGTTCGAACCGATGCTGCAGCAAGCGTTCCAAGGATTGTATGACAACCTTACTTGTTACACTCCTCGGATGGAGATGTCTCGTGAAGCAATCGCTGACCGTGGTATCTGGACTGCCAAGAAACGTTACATTCTCAATGTGCATAACAACGAAGGTGTACAGTATGCGCAACCTAAGCTTAAAGTCATGGGTATCGAGGCGATCAAGTCGTCTACTCCGGCAGTGTGCCGAGATGCTCTCAAGGAACTATTCAAGGTCATTGTTACTGCGGATGAGGATCAGACACAGAAAGCTATCCAAACGTTCCGAGATTATTTCTCATCCCTTCCTCCAGAACAAGTTGCGTTCCCGCGGGGAGTTAATGACATATCCAAGTGGGCAAGGAAGCGTGAGGGAATCTATGCAAAGGGAACACCGATTCACGTACGTGGTGCCTTGCTCTACAACCACCATGTCAAGGACAAAGGGATTCAGAAGAAGTACGAGCTAGTACAGAATGGCGAGAAGATCAAGTTTTGTTACCTCAAGATTCCTAATCCTATCCGTGAGAACGTGATCAGCTTTCCGGCATATCTTCCGCCTGAGTTACAACTGCATAAGTATGTGGACTACAACCTACAGTTCGAGAAGACATTCCTTGATCCGATCATTCCGATCCTTGATGCAATCGGGTGGTCTGCAGAACCAAAGGTCAGCCTCGAAGATTTCTTCGTTTAGCTGTGTACAATGCAGTATAAGTGTGGTATAATGATAGCATGAAAAAGTTAAATGAAGATATAGAACTAATTAAGACCAAGGGTTGGGTCTACTATATAAAGTGGATATCAACTATTATTGTGTTAATAGCCGTTGCGTGCCGATCTGTTGATGAGGTACCTAAGATATATGACGTATTCTTCTCCCTTGTAGGTACGTTCGGCTGGCTGTACGTTGGACTTGTATGGAGAGACCGTGCACTGATTATGTTGAATGCGGTACTAGTGTTTATGCTTGGCACCGCCTTATTGAGGTATATTGCATCATGAAGATTAAAGTAGAGATGGAATTAACACCAGATGAAGCAAAGGATCTGTTTGTCCCTTCAGACAAACAATCCGAGTTTCAAATAAAGTTGTACGATGCTTATACCCGAGCAGTACAGAAAACAGTATGGAAACACATCGATCCATACAATTATACAGGAATGAATGATGATGATTAAGTTATGTTATGAAGTGGATGAAGCGCATACTCCATACACCGCGATCAAAACAATCGATATCAATGTTGACTCAGGGGCGACTCTTGATGAGATGCTCGAGGCGTACGAACAGTTTCTTCGCGCTGTAGGGTATACATTTAACGGAACACTTGATATAATAAAGGATGATGAATATGGCGATGTTTGATAGGATTGACTTTGAGTCTAAGCACAATAATATCACTGCGACAAAGGGTCTGTTTAAAGAGTTACAAAACTATCTAAAGCGTAACGAGCTGCTTACGATAACAATGGAAGAATGTTCTGAAGTTGCTGTTGAAGCATCTAAGATCATTCGCTTTGCAGCAGAGGATACATCCTACCAACCTACTCTCGAACGAGAGATTGGTGATCTACTCTGTATGGTTGACCTATTAAAAGAAGCCGGTATGTTATCCGACGACGGCCTTGAAAATGCTAAACAAGCTAAACGTGAAAAATTAAAGAAGTGGAGCAATCTAGATGTCTAATGAATGGTTTCCTGATATGACCAATATGCACGATAAGTATGGTGTCCATGATTGGATTCAGAAGAACAAGGACAACAAGGAAATGATGCAGAAGTTCCTTGAGTTTCGTGTTAACTTCCTACAAGAAGAACTTGACGAGACACGAGCAGCTGCTATCATTGACCGTGATCCTGAAGAGATCGTCGACGGTCTTATCGATCTGTGTGTTATCGCGATCGGTACTCTTGATGCATTTGGTGTCGATGCTAATAAAGCATGGAACGAAGTACTACGAGCCAACCTTAGTAAAGAAGTTGGTGTAAAAGAAACACGTCCAAATCCACTTGGTCTTCCTGACCTAGTAAAGCCTGAAGGTTGGGAAGCACCTTCACACAAGGATAATCATGGATTACTCTCTGACACTTTTTGATAGTGTATATGACAACAAGACAAACAAGCGAATGGACTTCTCCTCATGGGAGAAGTTCGAGCAGCTTCTATATAATGTAGCCGAGCAACCAGGATACAAGCCCGCAAAAGGGGAGAAGGTACCGAAAGGTACACGTACTTCTCCATTGGTTTCACCAGCCACCTATCAACCTAACACTACTCGTAAGAATGAGAACGTGGTTGATTGGGGTGGCTGGTGTGCGCTCGACGTTGATGATCATGTTTTTGAAGGAGATCTAGAGAGTGAACTCAGATCCAAATTTGGTAATTATACTTTCATTTGCTATTCTACTAGTAGTTCCACTGAGGACCATCCTAAGTTCAGAATGGTTTTCCCAACAAGTGTCCGTGTGGAGGCATCTTACATCAGACACTTCTGGCACGCTCTTAACTCTGAGATCGGTGGCATCGGCGACGCTCAAACTAAAGATCTATCGCGTATGTACTACGTTCCTGGACGTTATCCTAATTCTAATAACTTTTTCTTTAGCAATAGAGGCGACGAAATAGATCCCTTTGAGTTGATGAAGAAGCACAAGTATGTAGAGAAGTCAGCTACTTCTGCATTCGATCGTATGCCAGATGCAATCAAACAAGCAATCATGAAAGAACGTAAGTCTAAGCTTATTAATACTGATATCTCATGGTCAACATACCATGATTGTCCGTTTGTGTCAAGAAAGATGGTTGACGAGTATATGTCAATCTCAAGTACCGGTTGGTATCATAAGATGTATCAGATCATGGTATCAATCGCATCATCCGCTGTCCGTAAGAACTATCCGATCACTGCAAAAGAGATCGAGATACTGTGCCGGCAGATTGATTTTGAAACAGGTGGATGGTACAAGAATCGTCCACTCAACCAAGAGGCAAATCGTGCACTCGATTTTGTAATGAAAAATGCGCTATAGATATATTCCGACTCAAGAGTTTATCACACAACGTAATGCCAAGATTAAAGCAGACAAGAACCAGAAGACTGCTCCATTTCGGTGGGATGCCGAAGCAGTTGAGTGGCATCAGTGTGACATTGATCCAAAGCAAACCATGTACGAAGGTTGGCACTATGACACTAACCATGATGATCTTGGTCATGTAGACTACAAGATGTATGCAAAGGCCGGTGTTCATGTGAGCGAAGCAATACAACGTCAGATCCGTGAAGGCAATATTGATACACTGATTGTATGGCAATGGACTCTTCCATGGAGAGATCCACTTAAAGAAGGTATACCAGTTGATTATGATATCCTTGGCCAGGTCGATGCAAAGGAAGCTGTTGACAAGATTGACACTAAAACAAATAGATTTATTTTTTAAAAAAGTATGTACAAACCTCATTTTGTGTCGTATAATGGTACCATAATCAATGAGGAGAGATTATGTCAGTAATAAAAAATGCTAAGGCTAACGGCACGTACATAGGCTACTTTGATGTAACAGCCGATACGATGAAGTTTAACTACGCTGACGGTGTCAGACGCAAAGATATTATTGACCTCGGCGACATTGTCTACTTTATGTTTGTTGATGACAAGCTAATGAAGATAGGCAAAGCAGGCGGAGCTAACGGATTCGCAGGTCGTATCGGTACTTACAATCGTGGTCGTCTTGGCGATCAAACAAACAAGCTAATCCTTGATGTCATGGAAATGATTGATGCAGATCGAATTGATGTTTTGGCTGTACAATCACCTAGAAAAGTGATACAATATACGTGTAACCTTACTGGTGATGAAATAACTGAAGAAGTACCCACGCATAAGAACAACGAGTCACGCTATACTCATATGTTCTTGGGTGAGAGCATCGCAAACGAATTACCATTTTGTAAACAGTTGAATTAAGATATGAAATACGATAAAGGCAAAGCACCAATCGCACTTGTACCACCTGAGTGTATCGAAGAGATCGCAGAGATCTTTGGCTTCGGTGCCGCAAAATATGGTGCGAACAACTGGCGTGACGATGGTGACAACACCGAGTGGTCGCGTACTTACTCGTCATTACAACGTCATCTGAATGCATTCTGGCAAGGTGAAGATCTAGATCCTGAGTCACAAAAACGTCACCTCGCACATGCTTGTACTCAGCTCATGATCCTCATGGTTCATACATCAAAGCATCCCGAAATGGATGATCGATACAAAGGAAAAACAAATGCAAAGCGTAAGTGACATTCGTCAGTTATTCATTGATGAACTCAATGATGAAGCATTCACTGTAGATAAGACAGGACAGAAGACTATCGAACTCCTCGGTGCTTCTTTCCTTGCAGACGAACCTGCAATCTTTGGTGAGCCAAGCGCTGAGTACATCAACAAAGAGATCGAGTGGTACTTGTCAATGTCTTCAAATGTGAATGACATCTATGGCAACGAGCGTGATGCTCCCGCTGCATGGAACTATGCAGCTAACAAGTACGGTGAGATTAACTCAAACTATGGCTTGCTTACTCTGAGTGATAAGTACTACAACCAGTTCGACAATGTTGTTGTTGAACTGATTAAAAACCCAGACTCTCGTCGTGCGTGTATGGTATACAATCGACCATCTATCTGGACAGAGTATGATGAGCAAGGGAAGTCTGACTTTATCTGTACTAATGCCGTGACTTACTATATCCGTAACGATGAGCTTCAGGCTGTGGTGCAGATGCGATCTAATGATGTAGTGTTCGGTTACAAGAATGACTATGCATGGCAACGTTACGTGATGACGATGATTTGTGACCAGCTAAATAAATCACGGGACCGTCTGTTTGAAGACGATATTCAACCTGGCTTCTTACACTGGCAAGTGCAGAACCTCCACGTGTATGAACGCCACTTTCATTTGGTGAAGTAAATGTATGTAAGAATCGGTAGATACCCTGAGGGCGAAGATGAACGTGAAATCAATGTTGTGATTCACGGCTATGACACATGGAACATGGACAATACACTTGCGTATATTGTTCTTCCTATGTTAAAGCAATTAACAAAGACAAAGCACGGTGCACCTTGGGTAGATCCACAAGATGTACCTGAAGCGTTGAGACCTGATGACAACGAGATCGATGCTTATCACTTTGGCGGTATGACTGATGACAACTTCTTCAAGCGCTGGGATTATGTTATTGGTGAGATGATCTACTCATTTGAGAAAGAGGTCAGTGGTGATAACTGGGAAAACGCTTACTTTACACCAGATTCGACAGAGATAGAATTCGAGCCAGAAGGACCT